AGCAGAGAAATATCAACCGCAAAAATCGCAACCAAAAACTCTCTCGATGCGATGCATTTATTCGAGTTGGAAAAATGTTTAGACAATTCGGGTATTCCACCAAGATCATTTTCCTCGTTTATGACAAATTTCGTATTTGGTCGCGGCTTCTCGGCTGGTGGACAAAAAGGTGTATTGGATCTAAGGGGAAAGGATCTCGGGGTTATCCTGAGATACCAGACGACAACCGCTCCCTCAGTCGGCAAATTATTCAATTCCTATGTTTTCCATTTACGCAGATTGATTATTAGAGATGGTTCGGTCGAAGTTCAATTATAAAAAAAGTTTTATAAAAAAAGTTTTATAATTAAAATAAATATATTATAATTAAAATAAGGGTAAGAATATATAAACATGCCGATTGAATACAAACCGATGGCGGAATATTACAAACAAAAAGAGGAAACGTTACCATGTAATCGTAAAAATACTATTATTCTTGTTAGGTTAGAAAAAGATTTATCTCAGCTTCAAACGGATATCACACAACTAAGAAGTGATATGGATTTTATAAAAAATTATATAACAATTAAAAAGGAACGAGAGAATAAAGGTTGGTTTCAATAGCATCCGTCGAAATATCCTCGCGGATATTTACTACCACCACGACCTGGTAATGGTCCACCATTAATCTTTTGCATAATATCCGCTCGATCTGAGTTCTTCTTTTCTTCTAATTTCTTTTCTGCTTTTCTTGATTTTCTTATCTTCTCATAAGATAAGATCGCATCCAATTGTATCTGCTCTATTTCTTCTTTGCTCGCCTGATACATTTGCTTTTTGGGTTTCGCTGGCTCGTCTGCCTCGTCTGGCTCCTCAAGCTCTTTTTTCTTGCGAGCTAATTCCTTTTTTTTATGTTTGATATTTAATTCTTTTTCCTCATTATCAATTAAATCTTGTTCGTCTTTTAATTTCTTCTTTCTTAATCTAGATGCAGTTGCAGCATCACGCATCTTCTGCATGTGGGCAGGATCAACATATTTCTTTTTCTTATTAGGATCTCTTGGTTTTTTAGTTCGAGTCGTAGGTTTAACATTTTTTATCTTCTCTTCTAGATCACTAATTATATTTGCAGGAATATCCTCGAAGATATCTTCTGGTATTTTTTCTTTTGGAATTACAGGCTCAGGTTCGGGTTCAGGTTCTGGCTCAGGCTCTTCAACAAATTCAATTTCTTCTTCACTTTCAGATGGAGCAAAATCAAAAACAACTCTTGGAGGTTGTGACATTATTATATATATTATTAATTTATATTTTTATATAAATTATAAAAAATTATTAATATTTTAATTTAGTTATTTTTTTTTATTAAAAAATTATATTAATTCTTTTGGTTTCTTGCGAAACACTAAAGAGACGATTGATTGACCTGTTAACACTTCAGCAAATTGTTCGTTGATATAACAAAAAGAAATATCAAATTCATTCATATGTAATGGGGAAGGATTATTTAAATCGAGATATAATAGATTAGAAGGCTCATACGTTAATCGCCCAGTTGCTTGTTCGAATGTTGTGAGATGGGCTAATATTTTTGATCTATTACCAGCAAGGGCATTAACACTGTTTTGCGTCAGGTTATTTAATTTCAAGAACATGCTAAATTGTGGGGCAAGTGATGGTACCGTATCAGATCTAAATATTACTTTCGAGCCTTGGGTAACGTCTCCAGTTTGTATTATACTCCGACTAAATCCTAATAAGTCTTGGGCGTTTGCTCCAGTACTATTCGCATATATATCCGATTCAGATAATATTAAATTTGGCGATAATGCGACCCCACCACTGGCATTGACTCCAAGACGCACATGTAAATCATAATTTCTAGTATCAACCTCCTGCGATAAATTATCCGTTCCAATAATCTTATTATTTTCATACCAACCACCGCCATTTTTAACAGTTGGATCGTAATCGGTTATACCCGTTAATCCGTCATATCTGTCATAGCTTAGCGTACAAGTTTTATGTGTGTTAGCTTGGTCAACTCCTACAGCTAAAACGGGATGCAGACACCAGCAAGACTGAGTGACTGGTTTAAAATAAGAATCTGCATGAGTAGGCACTGCGAGTCCTGCATCATACGCGGTTATTAAATCCCATTTTGATGTCGCATTATTATATAGGTCAGCCCTAACTTTTTCACCATCAACCACAAGCCGAGCTTTTGTGTATTTGTAATTATCCGCATGTGATAAATCAAGGCGAGTGGATCCCGTAAAACTTGAATTTGTATTATTCCAATAGTCAACCTCGGTGCGCATTAAAGAGTTTCCTGTATCTGATCGTTTAGCTTGATATAATACAAGCTCGCCGTCGAAGCTTCTACAGATAGCAAAATCCATAAAACTTGATTGGTTTACTGTGGGTGGATCATTGTCTACGTCCAATACCGCCCGATCAATTTGTTGATGACTCGTGATATCATATGACGGCTGAAATTGTGGACCACTTTGAGGCAATGCTCGAGCTAATCCCATATGCCACTCAACACCGCTCGCATTAGCATTAGCCCCAGTACCAGAAACATTTACCGAAAAAACACCTGAGGCATTTGATATAGGCGATGTTGTATTGATTCCAGCGCAACCGACGAGTTGCTGTATCTCACTCGGTAATGTTGGGAATGATACACTTGAATCAACTCTTTGAAAGACACCCGTGCTATTTGTAAATGTGAAAAATTGACTTGAAGCTTCATCTTTATATCTCGCATCATTCAGAAAGTGTTGATCGAAGGTATCATCGGCAGGCTTACTAGTAGCATTAGATGCTGCATTATGCTGATCGTATGTTATTTCATAACCTTCGAAGTTTGTTGAATCCGAGTTTTGCAATCTTGTGGCGGTTACTTTACCTTTAAAATTTGGATGGTATGTAGTCGCATCGAGTCTAGAAGAAAGTCGGGCTGCAAAGTCGGTTGCATTCATATCTTCATATGTTTGGCGATCTGTGTCGTCCTCGGTTAATCTGATTTGGACTGGATAGCTTGTTGTATCTGCGATTTGTGTTGTGGTGCTATCTAATGTTAATGGCTTCCCAAGCCAATGATATAATTTATTCTGATTTCCTCCGATAACAACTCGCTCGGGGATGTTAACTTTACATGATGTAAGTGCGACTTGGGCGTTTTCTGGTATGGTATAGGTTGACGATAATGTGTTACGGAACGCCCACGGTTTCGAAATACTACTTGGGTTTCTTGACTCCTGTCCATCTTGCGCTTGATTCGAACATACAACTAATGACATATTGATTTTATAATATAATTTATATTTTATTATTTTACGGTTTTTTTTTAAAATAAATAAAATATTATAAAGATGTATAAAAATATAGATACCAGCGTCCCCGATTATAAACGACCATTACAATTTAAGATCGTCGAGGCTCAGAAAAAAGAGAAGCCCAAGCCATCAGAGATATTCGAAATGCCTAAGAAGCCTAAGCATAAGAAAGTCCCTAATAAGACAAATAAAAGAGTTAAAAAGAAGAAATAGATTTACAATTATAGATGATATTACTAATTCCTACAGATTAATATAGGGGGCAAGTGGGGCAGGGGACACCCATTTATCTCAAGTCCTTTTATATTATTATATATATATATATATATATATATATATATATTAGAAATAGGCTGCCCCCCTGCCCCCCGTTAGGGGAAATATATCAAATAATAAATATTATATGTCGCGTTGCTAGATGGGGGCAGAGGGGGCAGGGCATTTTGGGGACCCTGCCCCCTCCTGCCACAGCCTGCCCCCCCTGCCCCCATATCCCATTATTTGGATGTGTAAGATTCCCATTGTTGTTTAGCCTCTTCATACTCTGGTAATTTATAGAGTCGGGTTCCGCGAACCTTTTTCTCTTCAATATTAATTATCTTTCTTAGTAGGGGGAAGAATTGTGACGGATGGACACATGTCACGTGTGATCTACTCTTACACATATTCTCATAATTGTTATATAGATCTCCTCGGACTTCCCAACCAACCTCCTGATCGGGATCTGTCCAAGGACTGTAGACATCGCCTTCAATCATATCCATTATAAATATTTCAACTGAATTGAAACTTAATATTTGTTGTTGTTTGTATAATTCTCCTTTAGTAAACTTCCTCGGATTGTATTCTGTGATATCTACATTATAAAAATAATTCGCAAGTTCTTGGATATCAGTATCGCGTAATCGTTCATAGTACTCGTCATCATATAACGTGTCGGCACATTGTATAATATTAAATCGCCTATCATTTGATGACACGCCAACAATATGATCTTCATTTGTGGTAATGATTATATTCGCATAATTATCAATTGTATAAGATTTAATTCCTTTGTGATTAATTGTTATTGTGGGGTCGGTGATATATTCCTTGAAGGCTCCTGCCATTTTCTTGTCGTACCACATACCACTCTCATTAATATTTACTAATAGTTTACCTTCGGCATCTCCATTGAAATCTCCTAAAATTAATTTGAAATTAGATAAGCTAATTGAATATTTTTTGCCAATTATTTTATTAAATAAATCCAATACACTTGTTTTTCCTACGCCCTGAATAGATTTTAAAATCACGCAAATCCCATTCTTATCTCCTGGTGTTTGTAAAATACTAGCAAACCAGCCAATCAAATAATTATAAATTTCAATGTTTCCGTCAGCCCATATGGTCTTAATATGATCTAGAATATGTTGTACCTTATTTATATCAGCTTGCCCAGTATTTTTAATCTCGAATCCCGCCCATAGATTCAATTGATAATCAAGACACTTGCCCGAAGGATCAAATATTATTTCGGTTATGTCATGACGATCTAAATCTTTAATCCATAATTTAGCGGGACATATTTCTTTATCCTCATCCTTAAATATTTTATTTGCCATTGTCATCATGAAGGCATCACGCCGCTGACGCATGAGTCCTTCTTTTTGAAATGTGAAAAACTCTCCTGTCGGTTTATAAAATGCGTGGGTCTCATTCATGTATTCAATTAAATCTCCAGCCCGATAGTGTGACTCATATATATTATTACAGGGGTAATCTTCGGCATTCCATTTTAATAATCTTTTATAACTAACGAGCCGATCTCGGTCTACATTAAACGTTTTATATTTATCCATTAATTTAATTAATCCACAATAATTATCGCCCTTCTCACTGTATTGATTCCATATCTTGAAGCCTTCATCGCCTCCCTCGAAATTATTAAAACATATTGCACCAAGTGTTAGCCAATCATCATATGTTTTAATTCTTGTTAATATCTTTGTTTTGTCGACATGTTTTATTAATTCTTCAGAACTACATTTGGGCAGGATCATCGAGACCGTGGGTGGGATATCTTCTTCGGCTTTAGTTACAAAATTCATTTTCTTGATATTAAAATAGTGCTTGATATCTTCCCATTCAAAAGTCTTTACATTATTAATATTGCCGAAATATTTTCGGGTTTTGGTTTCCCATATATTCCGTTTTTGTGTAATCAAATCAATATCGTGATGTTGTGAAGATATCTTTGTCTCGTTATCATAGTTATCAATATTTTTAATATAGATGTAGAAATGATAACCCTTGGGTGTCTCCGTAAAACCGACATCGTTATTTATAAGATGATTGTATAAATCACAATCGTTCAATTTTTTTGTATCGAAATCGACACAATGTAAATCTTGAATATATTTAATCGCAAATGAATATGTATTACATCCCTTATGTCCCCGATTCATCATGATGTCTCCAGGTGTCATGTTATTCTTTTCCCCACAAGGAATCTTATCGCCTTTATTATCTCGAACAACATTTATATGTCGTACTGTTGGGACTTTGGCATCAAATATGTCGAATAATTCACCGATTAACATTTCATTTATCATATATTATATCATATATAATATTATCAATCTCCAAACGCAATTATAAATTATTTTAATACTACATATCAAATTTTAATTTTTATTAATTTTTTATTAATTTTTATTTAAAATTAATAATCTAATATAATTATATAAATGAAATCTGTGATTATCATTGGTAATGGACGATCTTTAAAAGAATATAATTTTAAGAATATTTATAGAGATAGATATGACATAGTCGGACTCGGTCTCGCTTTTAGATACTGGGAACGTATAGATTGGTATCCCGACGTTTATGTAAATATTGATAAGGTGGTATGTGAGAAAAACAAATCAGTTGCAGCATTTATTAAAAAGAATAAATGTAGTAAGTATATCGTTAGTGAAACTATAAAAAATATATGGACTGATTATCCGACCGACGGCTCAATATTATTTTTTGAAGATTTAAAAAAAGATCCATCAAGCATTTATCATGATGTGATACATTATGGCAGCGGGAATATCGCTGCATATTATGGTATTGATAATTATTCACATGTAAAATTAATTGGGTTTGATTGTGACTATGTGGAAACTATTCCTGAGTGTGATATAGCCGAAGACAAGGAAACATTAATCATTAAGGAAACACCAATATTTAACCCGAACTATTTTTTTGATTCATATCAACAACAAGGTGATATATATAATCTACCTAATGGAAAGCAAGTTCATCTTAATTCGTGGATTGAGTTATCTAAAAAAGATTTTCTAAATACTACAATTATAAATTATAATGATAAAAAGACTCTCTATCATTTATTCGAGTCTTATCCATTACAACAAATATCATTTGATTATCCTGAATATAATCCCAATAAAAAAATTGCTTTTTGTGTACCATCAACCAGCAAGACAAAAGATTGGAAATGTATTCAACATACATATCTCTATTGTATATTACTCGAATCATTGAGACCATTACAACGCGATTATCAAGTAACGGTTTATATCGGTTATGATGATGATGATGAATTATATTCTAAAATAAATCTTCCAGAATATTTTAATCATATTAAATTACAATGGTATCCGCAAAAAAATAAGCAAGGAGATCCCTGTGCGATATGGACGGGATTAGCTAAGACTGCGATCGAAGAGGGACATGAATATTTTAAGATATGTGGGGATGATATTCAGTTCGATAATAGATCTGAATGGCTCCCAGTATTTATTAAACAATTAAAAAAAAATAATAATATTGGTTATGTTGCTGGATATTCCAACAATGATATGATTCCGACTCAATTCTTATTTCATAAAACTCATGTAGATCTATTCGGCTGGGTATACCCACCACAAATAAAAAATTGGTATTGTGATAATTTTATATATGATCTATATGGTAAACAATACGGCAATTGGTTGATAAACTGGAAGCACTATAATCTTGGAGGGGAGCCACGCTATCGTCCTAATAATGATAAAAGACTTTGTAAAATGCTAGTAAAAAAATATAAATCGATAATTCGAGGATTACCATGATGCTTAATTTGGTCCAATTGGTCCAATGCCCTCAGTACTTTCTTTTTTTATAATAATTATATATTATATTAATTAATATTAGTAATTAATAATATTATATGTTTCCTATTTTATATATAAATCTTGATGAAAGAACTGACCGACGAGCCTCGCTTGAAGCCCATCTAACAAACTATGATATTGAAAGAGTCGCAGCCATCAAGCACGAAGAGGGTTTTATCGGATGCGCGCTATCCCATATAAAATGTTTACAAATTGCCCTACAAAGAAATTATGATATAGTATGTATCATTGAAGATGATTTTACCTTTGTAAATAATAATAATTTTAATAATATAATACTACCCCCGTCCCTCTATGATTATGATATATTATTATTATGTAATCGCATCAGGGATCGCGAGCAAATTGATGAGAATTTCTCGCGAGTTTATGAATGTAGTTGGACATCGGGACACCTCATAAAAAGAAATCTATTTGAACCGCTTATTGCTAACCTACAAGAAAGCATAGAATTGATTAAAAATAATGGGGAGCATCATAATAATCATTTAGATATCTATTGGAATAAACTTTTTCGAACCGATTTTGTGGCGATAACGCATAATCATTTATTTGCGACCCAGGCTGAAGGGTATAGCGATATCGTTCATTGTATTCGGGAACCGTTGCCAAATCTAATTAACGACGATATGGATATAACCTTGACAGATAACGAGACAGAAAGCGAAGATGAAATGAGAACGAGTGACGAAGATTTTATTGATGATTCATCGTATCCATATTAGTCATATCTGACTAATATAAATATTACAAAGATATAAATATATCAGATGACGAAGATATTATAAAGTGTGTCATTGGGATTAGTCATATATGACTAATTAAATATTATTATTATTTAATTAAGATTATTTTTTATATATTATATATTATAAATGGATCAATCAAACGAACATGAGATAAATGAAGAAGCAAAACAAATTCTAAGAATCAAGAAACAAAAACGAGATTTTTATCTCGCTCATAAAGATCTACCCGAATATATAGAACGGAATAAATTCAATCAGCATAATCAGTATTGGCATAATGGATCGTACCGAGATTATAAAGTAAATTATTATCAAGCTAATAAAGAATTACTAAAGGCTAAATCTTTATTTGCTATTTATAAGAAAGATAACAAATTAAATAAATTCAAATTAAAACACGTTAAAAAGTATAATATACTTATAGCCAACAACTCGACTAAATATTTTATAGAATAATATATATTTATGACGGAGATATTTCACCTATAGGTGAACCCTTGCTAAATCACTTTTTTGTTTGATTCTGCATCTCACCGATAACATCAAAAACTACGTTTCTTCTTTTTCTTACTTTTAATAATACTGTATTTTGTTCGGATGTCCTGGAATAGGATCCATCGGGGTCATGAATAGATACTGATATCGATGATAACCGCATAGGTCTGGTTATTGTAAACTCAAGACCAGAATCAGAACCAAATACGAAATCACCATCTGAATAAGCTTTATCAACTGTAGCAATAATCGGCATGAGTGTTGAGTTAACCTTTCCGCCAACAAATGGCGACTCATCTAATATATTAGATCTGATAGTATAATATCCCCGTATCATTCTCGTTGGAAGATTATCAGCAATTATTTCGATAGATTGAGTTTTAACCACTATGGGAGGAAAGTAAGCATATTCGGCATCGACTATGCCCCCGCTTCCTTGATCGAATAATGCGGATATTTCTTGAATCATATTTTTATATAATGGTACAGAATATAAATTTTGATTATATATTTTTGTGTCTCCTTCTGATAATTCTGCGTTAGTTGTTATAACCGATAAATCATTTGCGTTCCTATAATCTATTCTTGATATTCGTGAATTAGTTGACGAATGGAATTGTTGATAAGAAAATCCCAATAGTTCCCATAGAGTCCCAGTCCACTCATTTTCTGTTAGATTAAAATCTTCAATATTCACACCGCATAAGGCATCATATATCTGCCAGTTTTCTAAATTTGAATTTAATTGATTTACTTCATGTGCGTCAGATGCTGAAAAGCCTGGCGATGTAATGCTAACAGTTGAGACATACGGGGTTCGTGCTGGAGTCCAATCAACATATTGCTCTATTGGATTAATTTTATATACTATATCTGACGCATCTGTGTTGGGAGTTATATCTAATTTACCTGTGTCATATTGATTATTAGCTCGTCTATCATTACCGCGATTCATTGCTGTGTGTAAATCTGATATGGTGAAGTGTGTCCCATCCCAATTAATTTTAGGGGAATCCGCTCCAATATATAACTTACGTTTATAAGGTGCTGTATTTACTCTATAATTTTTTATAATATCAACATTGCTATTTCTTGCCGTTAAATAAGCGGCAACATCACCCGCTTTATCACTATAACTCAACGGGATTGGTGTGAATCCTGAATAGGGCAAAGCCCAACACATTCCTGGTGCTGTGAAGTGTTGATCGAAGCCTAATTTCCTATCAAGTTCTAGAGTTGAGGCACCATTTAATAGCATAGTCATAAGGGGCGTTGCAGGCAGACCGTTTGATAGTGTTAGATAAAGAACTATTTTTCTTTCAGCATTTACACCAAAACAGCCATATGTTCTCTCTCCTTGTGTTTCATCTGGAGTATTGTAAAAGATATCTTTTTGATCTGGATCATATTGTATCGGAACGATTACCGATGTTAATGTCTTAGTGTTGCTAGCGTTCCATGTAGGATTTTTATATCCACCCCAACCGAGCTGTGCGTTAGTGGCTGCTCCACCCATAGTCTGTGAAGCATTGGGGTATCGATTCATATGAATCCATCGCGAATTATCTATGTTATCTCCGTCATTATATGGGGTTCTTGAGTCACTATATATATCAAATATCTCGGGATATTTTGCTTGAGCCTCAATAAACTTTTTAAAATCTAGTAATATAGCAGGTTCATAGTCAATATTCGTTTGAATTCCGTCTAAGTACGCAGCAGCAACATATGTTTTAGAAAGTGATGAACCATAGACTCCCTTCAGTTCTGTTCCAACCCGATTAATTGTACGACCCCAGGTGTATAATTCGGGGCGTTTAGTTGCTACATATTGATATTGAGAAAGATATCCAAAGCCATCTGAATTAGTTACGCCCGTATCTCCAGCGAAATAATCTTCAAAATCTTTCTTTTGCACACCATTGAGTAAGGTTTCATCTGTATAGCAACTAGCAACATTAAATGCCTTGTATGTCTGAGTCTCAATAGTGTTATACATCGGCACTGGGAACCCTGTTCGGTCTGGGTTAGCTGTTACATCGGCAGCAGCTCTCAATGAAAATATTTTATCATTATCAACCTTTTGAAGTTGTCTTGTTAAATCTGTTGATAAAAATTCTGGACTATTAAATCCCTTTGGAACGGTTAACTCTTTTAATTCATCATATCGGAAATAAACCGCATTCTCGGGATCTCGCGCATTTACGTCGGGGAGATGTCCTTGCGCGTCAGTCGCGTCGAAATATGTCGCGTCTCGCATCATAATCGTATAGCGATCGTTGTTGTTTCTCACCTTTCCCAAATCACCAGATTCCATTTGATAAAAATCATCAAATACAACATAGGTATCATTTTCTTGGAATGGGTTTTGTAAAGACATTCCATAATAAGCCTGATTATCAATCGCAGTCCAATTAGCGGTATCCTGTTCTGACCGCCACCACCACCGTCGAGGCAATTGGATATAATTATGACCGTTCATATTAATATAGTATGACATGGTAAAATAGGCTGTATCGTCCCGAATCTTGATTGGAAGATTTGTATATACTGCTTTAATTGTTGTATATTCCGACGGTAGAGTCTCGCAAGCATTTATATTATCTACAGCAATATAAGAGTAAGTCTTTTCGAATCCCAATTCAATTCCTTTTATTTCGATTGAGGTCTCCTGCCCTGCCCCACGCTCAGAGATCATAGCGGAATGAACTGAAACGGTATCGCCAGGATTAAGGTGAACTATATCCGTTAAATTATTAGTCCATGATGCAAGATTTTCATTGTTATTGGTTCGAGCTTCCTCACTGTGTAATCTATTACATTCAATTATTTGAATATCACTATATGATGATGCCATCTTTATAATATATAATATTATAAAAAAAATATAATTTAAATTAAATTATTTAATTGGTGGTCCTGTACTGGTCGAGTTGAATAATCCTTTCCCCTCTCTCAACCTTTTATATTTACTTAATGCGAATATTCTATATAGAATGTTTAGCGTCGATAAAATCCCTACCATACCAAAGATGGCAATTGAATCAATTAATCTATTAATCATTTATATTTATAATATATTATAAATGTTATATATATTTCAAATTATTTATCTAAATAAAAAGGAGATGTCTGTTCTCCTATCGACGCACATATCTCAAATAAAGATCTCCATAGCTCTAGATATCGGTCATGATTAAACACGTCGGGGCATTCTTTAACAATAGACATGAGGTACGTCATACATATCTTATTACAATTTCTATAATCACATGCAGCTAGTGTATCGTTTATAACATCTATTAACATACAAGAGAATTTCATCAACATTTACTATAATATAATATATTATAATTATAAATATAAATATCAAAAGATATGTTGTGGTCATATATAACCAAAAATAATATTACAAAAATATAAAATATATAAAATCTCAAAATATAATAATATGTACGTTGTGAGATTAGTCATATATGACTAATATATTATGCGTTTAAAACATCAAATAATTATATATTATATATATATATATAATGAGAATTGATAAGACATTCAGCAAAACGGAGTTGATCGATATAATAAGAGATCTCGGTCTTGATATAATTTATTCGCATTCAGATAATAAAACAAAAATTCAAAATAAGATAGTTGAATATATCAGACATAATAAATCTGATATAACTAAAACGAATATTCATAATATAGTGAATACAGAATCATTAATCATATTTTTAACAAATAAGAATCCAAAAAAAGTATTAAGTATCAAGGAAAAAAATAACGTCATGCATATCGCCAAGACAATTATATCATATTGTAAGAATGGATATTTTATAGAGACTTCGCCGTATAAATCTTTTAAAGATGTTTGCGATGATATGGACTATATTAAGCAATTCGGAGATATTCCAAGTTGTAGGCGCGCATGCAAGTTAATGAATCTTGATGACAAAGTCGGAGTACAAAAATTCATGCCATTAGTTAGCCCACAGACGGAACAAAATCTAATAGCTAAAAAGAAATTGCGTCAAGTTTATTTACCCTTCATAACCATTAAACACTCAACGCCCGAGGATCCTATTATTGTATCTTTCGATTAGGGTGCTACCACTGCCTCTGCCTCGGCTTCTGCCTCGGGTTCAGGTTCTGGTTCGGGTTCGGGTTCAGGCTCGGGTTCAGGCTCGGGTTGTGGTTCGGGTTGTGGTTGTGTAGTTTCGGGTGCATCCAATGGGGGTGGTTCCCTAGCACAATCGAATATATAGCATGTATCACTACAACCCAATCGACATCTACACAAACAGCGAGATTGCCATATGACTAATAATAAAGTACCTATCGCACCCATCATCAACGCAAATGCCCCCGCGAATTGATCTATAGTGAAATTTTGTAATTGTCCCGCAACTATTTGATCGGATTCTAAATTTGTATTATCGCTCATTATATTATATATTATAATTAATTTAATAATTATTAATAAATAAATTAAATATATATGTAATTATAAATGTCATTATTATTAAACGGAAATTGTTTGGAAGAAATGAAATCATTAGATGACGATTCAATTGATTTAATATTCTGTGATCTACCTTACGGACAGACGAGTTGCAAGTGGGATAGTTGTATTGATTTAGAATTATTTTGGAAAGAAGTAATGAGAATTAAAAAATTACATACACCAATATTTTTTACAACAACTACTAAATTTGGTGTTTCATTAATCACATCAGCTCCTAAGAAGTGTTTTTTTAGATATGATATTGTTTGGGTTAAATCTGCTCCAGCTGGATTCTTATCCGCAAAAAAGATGCCGATGAGAAAGCACGAAATGGTTTATGTATTTTATGAGAAATTACCTTTTTATGATCTATCTAGTCATACTCATAAATTTATTAAAGAAATAAATAATAGAAAAGGGAAAGTGTATAATAGTCAAGATAAAGAAAGTAAAGACTATAAAAATAAATCAGTTGTAGGAAAATACGACCCACCACTACCAGTATCAGTTGTTAAAGAAACTGAAAAACAAATAATTGATGGTGATACTTATAATACAAAAGAAAGAAAAAAACCAATTACAAGAGAACCACCAAATAAATATGATCCACCACTACCAGTATCAGTTGTTAAAGAAGATACTATGGATACTCTTTATGGAGAAATTAAAATTAAAGAATTAGATAAACCGAGAAAGGATAGAACAAGTGCATATGACCCACCACTTCCAGTCTCAGTTGTTAAAGAAGACCTCTGTAAATATGATGTAAATAAAAATACTTATGGAGGAGGTAAAGAAGGAAGAATCAAAATCCCTAAAGATAAGAAATACCACGAAACTAAATATAATCCACCACTCCCCGTCTCAGTTGTTAAAGAAGATGTTTATGGTTTCGATAATAGAACTGACGACCGACCATCTAATGTTAGAACTAATGCATATGACCCACCACTACCAACAAGTATGTTAGAAATTAAATCAACAAGAGGTAAACATTCAACAGAGAAACCAGTTGCATTAATGGAATGGATTTTAAAATATTATTCAAAAGAAGGTGATGTTATTTTAGACCCAACGATGGGTAGTGGCTCAACTGGTATAGCTTGCAAAAATATGAATCGTAATTTTATAGGGATTGAAATGGATACGGAAATATATGAAGGGGCTGTGAATAGACTTTTATAATTAATTTAATAATTATTAATAAATAAATTAAATATATAATAATTATAAATGCCGAAGCCCAATATTAATTTCACCGTTGTTGAGATAAAAGAATATATTAGAACTCATAAATTAAATCACCCACGAGTGCGATTGTCGCAAACCAAACCTAATTTAATATCTGGATTAAAATTTGTGGGGCATTGGGATGATGTTGCGAAAACAAAAAAGAAAAGAGTAAAGAAAGTACCACCCAAGCCCAAGATGAAAAAAGAAGATGAGGTCAGACCAGTTGATAAAAAGGTATCAGCAATTGCCCCGACACCGCCCCCGCCGTCCAAACCATCTAAGGGTATTAAGGTCGGTAAGCCACCACCAATTGTCCCGACACCGCCCCCGCCGCCAAAAGTGGTTATGACATGGAAGGTTAATAAAGCTTTACGTAGAAGATTAAACACAGCTTTTCGATCATCACAACCAAAAAATAAAAAATCTATCTATGCGGTTTTAGGAATGGAGACAAACGCAGATCCATCACCAACAGAAGTTAAACAAGTTTGCCGCAAATTAAAATTAAAACATCATCCTGATAAAGGGGGGACAGCTCATATGTTTGATCTAGTTCAAAAAGCATGCGACATATTTCTTCAATCTTTCAAATAAATTAATTAAAATTAATAATATAATTAAATATATATTAATAATAAAATGCCAAAAAAATCTAAAGTTAAAAAAGATGAAGAGCCATTCGGAGACTTGAAAGAAGGAGCGTTTACGAGACAGATGAAAAGTTTTGGATTCAAAGATGTGCAGAAGTTTGCTGATGCTGTTGCCAAGAAAGAAGTCGGGGAAAAGTTAAAAGGGAAAAAGGTAACCACATTATTAAAGCAACGGGCGCAATTTGTTATTAATGCCCGCAAGTTTAAGAAATAATCTCTTATTATTACATATAATCTATTATTATTACAATAATCGTAGAAAATAGCCATAATATAAGGTTATTAATCTTAAATCGTTATAGAAACTGGCTTAAAGCATAACTAAATTATAATTTAGTTATGCTTTAAGCCATTTATTGTAATAAAACTAGATTATTAAGACATTTATTGTAATAAAACCAGATTATTAACCCATTAATCTTGATTTATTATAGGTTTTTAACCATTTGTAGTGTCTATATTGTTTTTTTGTAGATGTTTAGGTATTGTTCCTATCTGATATTTCATTCTTTTTATTTCATTTGATTCGTTTTGTATAATCAACATAACCCAATTGGAATGAGTGCCGCGAATTGGTTTAAGAAGTTTACTTCGCGTCTTGCTCCATACTTTATCTTTATAATAAATATATCTATCATCTTGGGTAATGATCTCTCCATCAGGAGGTTGATAATAAAGTAAATGCGATTTGTCTTCGAGGTCAATAGGTTGCTTCCAATGTGCGCGCCGTTGTCCGACCCCCTTCGTCTCTTTCATACGTTTTATAATATCTTCGTGAGTGCGTTTAGGGTATCTCTTTTTATAATATTTATATCTGCTGGATTCAACTAAATCCATTTCTTTAACAAAGATTTTATTTAATATCAATTTTTTTCAAATGTTCAAAAGGTCTTAATTATTTTTTTCCTAAAATTAATTTCGACCCCCTCTCGGTCATGAACCAATTATCTTTTATTAAATCATTCATTAATTGCTTTTGATATTCAACATCATCAGACTCATCAAATTTGGTGGGATGTGGTTCATAATCAATTATCGCTTGAAATATCTCAGGACAATATGATATCTGCTTCACTTGTATGTGTCTTACTTTTTTTACCAGACCGATCATTTTATATATACTTAATATTTTTTTTAATTTATTATCATTTTTATTTATTTTCTAATTCCACTTTATTTTCTAATTCCTTTATTCTATCTTTTAATTTTTGGTTTTGTTTTCTTAATATTTTATTTTGATGATAATACATCAAAGCTTTGGTATACATGATATGAAGACTGTTCGTCGGCTCTGCATCGATATCTCCTTCATCAAGTTTTTTATTAAGATCTTTATCATATTTTTTTAATAGTTTCTTAATATTATATTTTTTTGTTTGAGTTGTTTTTAATTCTCTGACAATCTCATCCATTTATAATATATAATATATTTTAATTCTGGTTATATATAACTAAATTGTAATCCTTAAGTATTATAATAATTATATTATATCTATTTCGAATTAATAATTATATCTATTTCGAATTAATTATTACATATGATATAACATACTCAGAACTGTCGCCCCTACATACATACTCGTGATGCCATAAATAACCAATATACACTTAGCCGTACCAGGACTAATATCACAATCTTCAAAATCCTCAAAGAAGTAATTATTATTATACATTTATATTATACAATATTATAATCTTATGTTTATTAAAAAATCAAAAGATTAATTATGGTTATATATGACCAATAAAAAAATAAAAAAAATATAAAATATATCAGATCTCATAATATAATAAAGTGTGTCATTTGTATTTAGTCATATATGACTAAATCAGGATTCTGATTCTATAGTTTCTGTCATGTCTTCTGGATCTTTCACATAAACCTCTTGCATTGTGTCCAGGCTGTGTCCAGTCACCTCGGTCATTTCCTTCATATCTTTTAAGGTTTCTCCAAATTTATCCGATAATACAATCTTTCTCATCATAGTGCTTGAGATATTTTTATCTAAATATTTTTTAGATGTTCTTGATAAAAGTTGTGAGGCTACATTAGGTGATATGGGATTTCCAGTCGATGAGGTAAATAAATAATCACCCGTTTTCTTTTTAGTTAATTTAATAAATGATCTTAATATTCTTGTTAAATCTGGTGGACTATCGATACGCTTTTCTCCATAAGTTTTTGAAGTCTTATAACGATTATAAATAAAAAACATTCCCTTTTTTTCAAAAACTAAATAATTTTGTTGCTTTTTATCGGCTTCTTTTAATTTATTATATCCCGATTTATTTATAAGCTTCATCATCGCAAAATCGTTTCTAGTAGGTATTCGAATTAACATACTAAATATGGTATACATCATTAAGAGTTCTTTATCCTTACCCGATAAATCTGTTTTGGTGCGGAGATGTTTTGCCTTAATTTCTTGTTCCATAGTATTTATCATCTTTTCAATTTCCTCTAGTTTAACGAAGTTTTTTTTTTGAGTTTCCGATATCTTTCCGCTCTTTTGTTCGTCATCATATTGTTGATTTAAATCGTCTCTCATTCCGCCATATTCATCTATTAACTTATTATATTTCTCATCATGATTAAGTGCCATCAATGTTATTATAATCGCATTATATGTATTCCTAATACTTGTATATTTATTTGATTTTATCTTTTCATAAACCGCAGGGGGATCCGCAAGAAACGAATAAGAATCTGTATCGAATAACTTTTGTAGTTTCTTAATTAAAATTAAATACTGCTTAACGGTGGACTCCTTGGCATTGGGTCGCGATTCTTCTATATTGGTTTTTAAATCTTCTGTTTCAATCTCCATATTTATAATAATATATGATTATTATTTTAAATTAAAAATTAATAAAAAAATCGGATTATATTAATCATTGTAAACCTCCACAAATCCGTCTCTGAGTCTTGCCGTTCTTGTGTATTCGGCATAGCATCGTATCAGATCAATATTCGTATCAAATCCACCCGATATATGAAGCTCAAGACCGCGACTACCAACCCGTCCACTAGTGAGCCTTGTCGATAGATTGAAAAAATGGGCGCCGAGATTGTCTGTCTGCGAGGATCCTAATAAGGTACCACCAATTCCACCCGAATCGGTCTCATTACCTTCTCCACACCATTCAGCACGCGTTACAAACGGCGGGACACCCTCCGAGTGAGCGGTCATGGCTAATAGGCTCGACGGGTTTGTAATATCCGTACTATATTCAAATCGATCATTATATCTTATATTATATTTAATACCTGTTAATACACCCGACGCATTGGATGTCGGACCGAGGGCATTCCATCGTCCAAGAATTGAATCCTCCCCAACACCAGACGCTACAAGCTGGGTAATAACTCTATTGACGAGTCTGTTAGCCATACCAATGTTGCGAATTACACCAGATGTGAGTGCCGCCGCCGTGGTTGAATGCTCGATAACTCGATAATCAGCAAAAGTAAAAGATAAGTCCCCTTTGTTCTGATCCGCAAATATATCCATCTCGTCTTCAGTACCATAATAAATATAATCAGCACAAAAGACAAGCTCATTGCGAACTATATCAACTGGCTGATCCGCTGTTCCACCATTCTCAAGCTGACAACGATAATCGACTGTCGGGTAAAATGTAAGCTCAATAACAACTGGCTCAGTAATTAAATAGAGTGGTAATTGATGGATTTTTAAGAATCCGAATAAATCAGAAATATCTATCGAATACGATGGACACTCTGCTAGAATATCAGAATCCATAAGAGACCAACTTGGAGGGTCTAAATCGTCCCCTGTATACTCCTGACCGTTAGCTAGACCATAAGTGTCAGCCTGGACTCTAGACTCATCATTATATTGATATTGGTGAGATAGCCATCGTCCCGTTGTATACTGCTCGCGCTCAAGATTGTTTTCATTCGCAATAAGACTTGATTTAAATGACTGTAATCCAGCCCAGGTATCAACCTCATTTATAACCTTATTTCCGATTTTTAAAACAGCCCGTTTTACAACCTGACCGATGCCTACATTTGGGGTGAGATAGTTTAATCCTCCAGACGATGGTGCTAGGGCTAACATGATTTTTGAATGACTGTGTAAAAAACCCTTGTTAGCTAGAGTGAATCTACAAAAGCCATCTGTTGTTGCGGTTCCTTGATTGAATACGGTTGGCTCAAGAACCGAAGTCTCGAGCTGTTGCGCATAGTTAACAGGGATTTGATCAAGTTTGGTGAAGTTGGGTATTTCATCGCGACTCATTATTAATATTTATAATATTTATATATATATTAATATTTTACATAATAAAATTAAAAAACTATTTCACATAGAGAAAATTAATTATCTTTTATTTGGATTGACCCATTATCATAAACCAGAGTAGTTTTAGCCTTGATAAACAGATACACACCCATTGGTCTGTCGCTCTTTAGTTCCGATTCAATCGATACGCCAAATGGTTCAGTGCTGAAATCAGCTCCTGCACCACCTAAGCCATATGATACTGCAAGACCAGTAACCCCTCCGCCTTCAGCTATAAGATTGTATGCCGTGTCAACCGTGCTCGATATAGCCATTGTATAGTCTCGATTCGTATTTACTGGAGATGCGGACATCCTGAGATCAGTATATTGCGGATGAACCGCATCAATAAAGTTGCCAATTATTTGAGGATCGGGAAGAAGACTTCCCGTGTTGTCAGTATCAACTATATTCGTAACAACATCAAAATCGTTGGGGAATTTAGAACCCCCTTTTAAGAATTGGATTCTAGTAAATGGAGCAAGAGCGGTGTTTGAAGTGCCATCGCCCGAGGGATATACAGTTACCTGCCCGTCCTCTGTTAGGGTATTAATATCGGCTACGGGAACCATAGTCATAAAAGCAGATAAAACATTGCGTAAAGCAAGATTATATTGAATCTGGGCGTTAGTAGAATTAATCGAAGTATATAGGGATGTAATACCATTAAATGTGTATGCGCCCTCTGATTCGTTACCAAGCTTCGCGTCGGCTGGGATGTCATGAACCTCACAAGTTAGCTCGAGGTCAGATAGCTCATAGTGAGCGTCTCCGATGCCTGTAGTGCTACCAGCTTCATTATATAACACATTTGAGTCGGGTTGAAGTAAAAATTCTAGCACAATTCCCCCGAATGCGTCTTCTCTTAAATTAATCATGTTTCCACTACTCATAAAACCTGAAGGGACATGAAACGCAAAACTATTCGTTTGGGTCGCCTCCGCCTCTGGACTTTCCATGACAGACTTGCGGAAGGAAGTTGAGTTAGGATTGATAAGACATGATGAACCGAGAAAAGATAACTGATTCTCAAGCGAGCTTGTCATTGCTAAGTAGGAATTCATAAATTTTGAATAATGTCTTATGCTCTCGCATACCATTTTAGACCTATTTGCTCTAATGGTTAGAGACTCAATTATATTGTAAATGCCTAGACGATTATTCATAGTCACGTTATCACCATCCGACAGAGGAGTTGGGGTGGCTAAGTTATCTTTGTATGCTGAAAAATTACCAGCAATACGGACAGTACGGGGATCGAGCATACCATCCTGAGCCGATATTGTAAAGGATAAAACAGGGAAGCCGTTCTTAAATGAAACCTTTCCCGAAGCGGGTTGATTATCAGCGCGGATTGAAATGTATCGTGAACTCATTTTATTTTTATAATATATAATTTATAATATATTAATGTTTGAAATAAATAAAAAAAGAATTAAAAATAATCTAATAATAATTTAATTATTACTATACAATATATACAATGCCTAAAAAAAGCAAAAAAGACAAGCTACCAAAATCTGCCCCGAAGGTATATAAGGTAAAGGATCCTGATACAGATGGGAGATTTGTAGATCTTCATCCGCATTTACCCCAGCCGCCCGCGCTCCTTTTGATTATAGGTTCGGTCAAGCAAGGAAAATCAAATTTAATGGTAAATTTATTATGTTCTCCCGAAATGTATAAAGATAGATTTGATACCGTTAAAATTATAAGCAACACATTAAACGCAGATCCCAAGGGAAAGCTACTTCAAAGGTTTTTTGATTGTGAGGATCACTACGAAGATAAAATGATTACTGATTTTGTAGAAGTATTAAAAAAACAAAAAGAAGATGAGAAAGAATCCGTTGCCATATTTCTCGATGATATATTAACTAAAGATTTTAAGAAATCAAATGCTGTGTCATTCCTTGCGACTCGCTTCCGACATTATGGGATAGATCTTCTAGGCTTTACAACTCAATCATTTCGGGCGGTGGGTGGTTTAATTCGAAACAATGCAACCGACATTTTAGTAATGAAGCAGCAAAACTCCAAAGAACTCGAGAAAATAAGCGAGGAATATGGTGACATGTTTCCAGGAATTTTTATGGATTTATACAACTACGCAATCAATGATGCCCCGTACTCATTTTTATATCTTGATCTACAAACTAATCCAGCTACAGCATATCTCAGATTTGAAACAAAAATAGCCGAGGGAGAAAAGAAATTATTTTAATTAATTATTTTAATTAAATAAAAAATATAAATTATATATTATAAAAATGGACATATATGGAAGCGATGCGGGCGCAATTAGTCAAGGCAATGCTAGACAGCAACAAGTGAGAGACATGAATCAAAGAATTAAAGATCATAATGATAAACTCAATGATGCAATCGCTGGTTTACGAGATCAGGAAGCAACAACAAATGTGTTAAAACAAGCACAGACCACGGCAACAGGATTATGGACGGGGGCTGGGATGCCCAATAAAGTAAAAGCATATGCTGATTGGAAGGCTAGCCCCATAGCATCAAATCCCGTAAAGAATGCTGAAGCAGCATTAAAAGCTAAACCAGCACCGTTTGGACTCACTGCTTCAAAGCCCCCAGCTGCTGCTGCAGATCTAGGAGACGCAGCTGAGATAGCGGGAAAAGGTGGACTCGGATCAATAGGTAAAAAAATAGGAAAATTTGGCGCGGGTGGAGCTGCAGGAGCAATAGCTGCAACTGCTATTGGTGGGGTCGATATTTATCAAGATATAAAAGCAGGGGGAATCGCTGGAAATAATAACTGGGAGAAATCTGGGAATCTCATGCAAATTGGTGGATCGATTGCCGATATAGCAGGAATAGCATTTCCACCCCTCGCTCTGCTTGGTGGTTTATTAGATTTAGCATCGAGTGCGGTTGATACGGTGGGCGAGGAGGAGGACAAGGGAACCCAGGCTGCAGCCCTTACAGCACAACAGAAAGCTGAAACAGATAAATATATAGCCGCTCCAGCTCCCACAGTCGTAGCATCCTCGCGAGTACAGTAATTCTTTAACTTTTTTTATTTTTTTTGACTCATTATTTTAATAAAATAGATATTATAAAATATAATGTCTCAATACTGGTCCGCCGATGATTCTGTTAAAGTTGGAGAACGTAAGATCTCTATCCCTTCCGAAAATGGTCTACAATATTCCCCAGGACAAAAAATTCAAATCTCTGTCGATCCATCCACGAAATACATGGACGGTCGTGCATCCTATCTTGATTTCAATGTTAAACTTGCTATGCCAACCTTGGGTGAAGGAACCTCAACGCGCCTTCAGTTAGATAAGGCAGGTGCATCAGTTTTAATTAAAAATATTCGCATTTACGACGGCTCTCGTGGTAATCTGCTAGAATCGATTGATTCCTACGACGCATATGTCGCATGTAAATATGATTACGATAAAGATAGATCATTAGAAAATCATAGAGCTTTACGCGAGGGTGCCAGCGTTCATCAGCCCGCGAATCGCGGTAATGAAGGAACATCGCAATCTGCTATGGCTAATACAATGACTAATCCATATTTCCCCCAAACGACATCGACTCAAAATGCGTCGTTTAC